ATGAAGCGCACGGCCAAGCAAATGAAGTTCGTCGAGGAGATTCTCGTCGACGGCTATGGTGACCGGGCGGCGATCCGGGCGGGATACAGCCCCAAGAGCCCCAGTTCTTCCGCGTCCCGCATGCTCCGAGATCCGGAGATGGTCATCGCGGTGCTTGAGGCGGCGGTGGCGCGGCGGCAGAGGGGCGGGCGGCTCAAGAAGCGCGTGCAAAGCGTGCTGCTGAAGCTGGCCGGCCGTGTCGATGTGCCCGGCATGGGCAAGGCATTCCGCCGACCCGTGAAGGAGGCGCGCCGGAGCCTCGGCCGCCTGCATGTGCCGGCCGCCAGGGGCAAGACCAGCCGGGCCAAGGCGGCGGCGCCCCGCCTGCCGGACGATCCGCCGCCCGAGCAGTTCGGTGTCTTCGCCAAGCTGCTGCCGCGGGCCCGGTACAAGGGCGCCTATGGCGGGCGCGGCTCGGGCAAGTCGCATTTCTTCGCCGAACTGCTGGTGCGGCGCTGCCTCAAAGGTCCCGTCCGGGCGGTGTGCATCCGCGAGGTGCAGCGGTCGCTCGACCAGTCGGTCAAGCGGCTGATCGAGGATAAGATCCAGGTGCTGGGCGTCGGCGACCGTTTCACGGTGCAGCAGGAACAGATCCTGACGCCCGGCGGCCGGATCATCTTCCAGGGCATGCAGAACCACACGGCGGAGTCGATCAAGTCGCTGGAGGGCTACGACATCGCCTGGGTCGAGGAGGCGCAGTCGCTGTCGGCCCGCAGCCTGGAGCTGCTGCGCCCGACCATCCGCAAGCCGGGGTCGGAGCTGTGGTTCTCCTGGAACCCGACCCAGCCGAACGATCCGGTCGACGCGCTGTTCCGCGGCCCCGTGCTGCCGCCCGACGCCCTGCTGGTAAAAGCCAATTATTCTGAGAATCCGCATTTCCCGGATGTGCTGCAGGCGGAGATGGAGTGGGACCGGCAGCGCGACCCGGACAAGCACCAGCATGTCTGGCTCGGCGGCTATCGCCGAGTCAGCGAGGCCCAGGTGTTCAAGAACTGGCGGGTCGAGGCGTTCGAGACGCCAGCCGACGTCCGGTTCCTGTTCGGCGCCGATTGGGGCTTCAGCACCGACCCGACGGTGCTGGTGCGATGCTTCGTCGTGGGGCGGACCCTGTTCGTCGACCACGAGGCCTATCGCGTCGGCTGCGAGATCGACCGCACGGCCGATCTGTTCGACACCATCCCGGGGGCGCGGACATGGCCGATCGTCGCCGACAGCGCCCGGCCCGAGACGATCAACTACCTGCAGCGTCATGGCTTCGGCAACCTGCGGCCGGCGGTGAAGGGGGCGGGGTCGGTGGAGGAGGGTGTCGCCTTCCTGCAGAACCACGACATCCTGGTGCATCCGCGCTGCCGGCACCTGATCGACGAGCTGGCCCTCTACAGCTATCGCACCGACCGGCACACCGGCGAGTTGCGGCGGCAGCTCGAGGACCGCGAGAACCACGTCATCGACGCCCTGCGCTATGCCGTCGAGAGCCGGAGGCACAGCACCTACGACGCCTCGATGCGCTGGGTCTGAGACCGTTCGAGACCGCGCCCGGGGCGGCCGCCTGACGGCGGTTTCTCCGCTTCCGGTGCTCACGGACCAATGTCCGCTGCGCGCCGGTTCTCGAAACCACCGCCATTCGACTCACCCCAGGCGCGGTCTCGAACGGCCTCCGCAGCGAGGCCCATCGAGCGACCGCCGTTCGACGTTCGGAGGCCGGCCTTGTTCCTGGACACGCTGACCAACCTCGTCGCCGGGCTGTTCACCGGCAAGGACAAGCTGGCGCATGACCGCTTCGGCCTGGTGCCGCAGGATCGCGGCCAGCTCGACGCCGCCTATCGTGGCGACTGGATCGCCCGCAAGGTGATCGACGTGCCGCCCTTCGACATGATCCGGGAATGGCGGCGCTGGCACGCCGCGCCGGAGCAGATCGCGGCGATCGAGGCGGAGGAGGCGCGGCTCGACGTCCAGCGCAAGGTGGCGCGGGCGTTGCGCCTGGCCCGGCTGTATGGCGGCGCCGCCCTGGTGCTGGGCGCCGGCGACGGCGACCCGGCGCAGCCGCTGCCGCCCCTCGGCCGCGGGGGGCTGCGCTACCTGCATGTCATGCATCGCTGGGAGATCGCACCCGGCGAGATCGATCGCGACGTGCTGTCGCCCGGCTTCGGCGAGCCCGGCTGGTACCAGGTCGCGTCCGCAGGGCGGGGCGGCGTGCGGCTGCATCCGAGCCGGGTGGTGCGCCTGGCCGGCGCCGAGCTGCCGGACGGGGCGGGCACCGACGGCTGGGGCGACAGCGTGCTGCAGGCGGTGATGGACGCGATCCGCCACGCCGGGCTGGCCGCCCAGGGCGTGGCGACGCTGATCCACGAGGCCAAGCTCGACGTCATCCGCATCCCGCAGCTGACCCAGAACCTGGCGCAGGCCGACTATGCCCAGCGGCTGGTCGACCGCTTCACCCTGGCCAACACGATGAAGGGGCTGGTCAACGCCCTGGTGATCGACAAGGAGGAGGAGTGGGACCGCAAGCAGCTGAGCTTCGCCCAGCTGCCGGAGATCATGCAGCAATACCTGCAGATCGCCGCCGGCGCCGCCGACATCCCGGCCACAAGGCTGCTGGGCCAAGCCCCGGCCGGGCTGAACGCCACCGGCGAAGGCGACATCCGCAACTACTATGACCGGATCGCGGCGGAGCAGCGGGTGACGCTGGGCCCGGCCCTGCGCCGGCTGGACGAAGCGCTGATCCTGAGCGCGCTCGGGAGCCGGCCGCCGGAGATCCGGTCCGAATGGGCGCCGCTGTGGCAGCTCGGGGCGGGGGAGGTGGCGGCGATTGGCAAGACCAAGGCCGAGACCAGTGCGCTCTACGCCGCGTCCGGGCTGATCCCGCCCGAGGTGCTGGCCCGGGCCGTGCGCAACCAGGTCGTCGAGGACGGCACCTATCCCGGCATCGAGGCGGCCTTCGGCGGGGCAGGCGAGGGCGCGGAGACAACCGCCTGACGCCCGATTCGTCCCCTTCTTTTCTCATTGCCGGGCTTGACCCGGCAATCCAGGGGCGACCAGTGCCGGTCTCGACATTCTCTGGATCACCGGGTCAAGCCCGGTGATGACAGATGAAGGGCTGAAGCCGCTTCGCCCGCCCGCATCCCAAGGAGATCCCATGCTCATCACCGATACGGTGACGCTGGTCGGCGACCGGCGCACCACGCAGGACGGCTATCTGGTCGCGGCCGCCCGTGTCGCCCGCACCGGCGTCCAGACCTACAGCGGCGCCGAGATGGGCCGCACCGACCTCGCCACCGTGCGGGTCTGGCGGCCCGAAGAAGAGGTGTTTGCCGCCGACGCCCTGGCGTCGATGGCGCACCGCCCGGTCACGCTCGATCACCCGGCCGAGCCGGTCACCGCCGCCAACTGGAAGGCGCACGGCGTCGGCCAGGTCGGCGGCGAGGTGGCGCGGGACGGCGACTATATCCGCGTGCCGCTGGTGCTGATGGACCATGCGGCCGTCGACGCCGTCGTCGCCGGCAAGCGGCAGCTCAGCGTCGGCTACGCCGCCGAGATCGACTGGACCCCCGGCACCACGCCGGCGGGCGAGGCCTATGACGCCGTGCAGCGCCGGATCCGCGCCAACCACCTGGCGGTGGTCGACGCCGCCCGCGCCGGCCCGGCCTGCCGCATCGGCGACGCCTGGAATGGTGCGGCACCCATCCCGCCGGCAGCGCCTGTGGACGAGGTCGCAGCGTTGCGGGCCGCATTGGAGGCCAAGGACGGCGAGATCGCGGCGCTGACCGCCCGCTTGCGCGACGCCGAACTGAGCCCGGCCCGGCTGGACCAGGCGGTGGCCGCCCGCGCCCTCCTGCTGGCCGAGGCCCGGCGGGTCGGCGGCGAGGCGCTGGCGGTCGAGGGTCGCGGCGAGGCTGAGATCCGCCGCGCCGCCGTGGCCGCCCGGATCGGCGACGCCACCGTCCGCGACATGAGCGACGCCGCGGTCGAGGGCGCCTTCCGGGTGCTGGCCGCCGCGGCCGGCCCCGCGGGCCCGGCGGGCTCCGCCCGGCCCGACCCGTTGCGGCAGGTCCTGGCCGAGCGGCCGGTCCCGGGCGACGCCCGGGCCGAGGCGCTGCGCCGGCGCGACGCCCGCCTGACTGGTGCCTGGAAAGCAACCGCGGCCTGAGCCGCCTGCCATCAATGAGAGGAGAGACGGATATGGCCGTCGTGCAGAACAGCTACAGCGAGACCATGCGCCCGGCCATGGCCGGTATGGCTGCCAACTTGACCAATGCCGATGCCGACACCCGCATCGTCGAGACCTCCGCCGGCATCGGCTTCGGCCTCGCCGTCGGCCAGGGCGCCGGAGCCAAGGGGGGCGTGCTCGGCGCCGCCGCGGCCGCCGGCTTCGTCGGCATCTCGATCCGCGACGTCGTGCTCGACCCGCGCGACGGCGACATCTATCGGCAGGGCGCCAGCAGCGCCGTGCTGACCGAGGGCGACATCTGGGTGGTGACCGGCGGCGCCGTCGCGGCCGGCGACAATGTCGTGTTCGAGGCCGCGACCGGCATCCTGTCCAGCCTGCCGGCCGACGCCACCCATTTCGCCATCGCCGGCGCCCGCTGGATGACCGGCGCCGCCAATGGCGGCCTGGCCGTGGTGCGCCTGGGCGGCGCGCTGCCCTCGGTCTGATCCGGACCTTCCGACGCCCAGCCCTTCGAAGGAGCCTTCCATGTTCGCATTCGACGCCCAGCAGGCGCTGGGCTTCCTCGTCTCCCAGACCGCCAGCATCGAGGCGCAGGTCTACGAGATCCAGTATCCCGACATTCAGTATCCGGCGCTGCTGCCGGTCGACACCTCGGCCAATCCCTGGGCCAGGAGCGTCACCTTCTTCTCCACCGACAAGGTCGGCCAGGCCGACTGGATCAACCACCAGGCCAAGGACATCCCGCTCGCCGATGTGGAGCGCGCGCAGCACGACCGTCCGATCGAGATGGCGGCGATCGGCTACCGCTACACGCTGCAGGAGCTGGGCCAGGCGATGATGGTGCCGGGCACCAATCTTTCGGCGGATCGGGCCGCGGCAGCCGTCCGTGCCTATGAGGAGTTCATGGACGGCCTCGCCCTGCGCGGCGTGCCGCCGAGCGGCGTCGTCAAGGGCTGGACCGGCCTGATCAACGACCCGAACGTCACCGCGGGCCTCGTCCTCAATGACGGCAGCGGGGCGTCGACCTTGTGGGCCGACAAGACCCCCGACCAGATCCTGCGCGACATCAACGCCCTGCTGACCGGCGTCTATCAGGGGTCGCTCACGGTGGAGATGGCGGACACGCTGCTGCTGCCGGTGGCCCGGTTCACCGCCCTGGCCGACACGGCGCGGAGCGGCTTCTCCGACACGACCATCCTCGAGTATCTGCGCCGCAACAACACCTACACCGCGATCACCGGCGCGCCGCTGACGATCCGGGCCGTGCGCGGGCTGGAGAATGCCGGGGCCGGCAACGCCGCGCGGATGGTCGCCTATCGCCGCGACCCGCAGGTGGTCCGGCTGCACCTGCCGATGCCGCACCAGTTCCTGGCGCCGTCGCCGTCCGGGCCGCTGACATTCGACGTTCCGGGCATCTTCCGCACCGGCGGGGTCGAGATCCGGCGGCCGAAGGCTTTCCGCTACGCCGACGGCATCTGAGCCGCCTGTCCGATCATGCGCCCGGGGCGGCCGTCTGACGGCGGTTTCTGCGCTTCCGGTGCTCACGGACTTTAACGTCCGCTGCGCGCCGGTTCTCGATACCACCGCCAGCCGACTCACCCCGAACGCATGCTCGAACAGGCTTCGATCTCTTCCCAATTCTTCGGAGAACGGTCATGCGCGTCACCAACATCTCGCCCGGGCCGCGCTTTCTGCATGCGCAGGGCGAGGCGCGGCTGCTGGAGCCGGGCGAGACCGCCGAGCTCGAGCTGAGCGCGGCGGAGGCGGCCGGCGTGCGGCGGCAGGTCGAGGCCGGGGTGCTGGCCTGGGCCGAGCCGCCGGCGGCAGCAGGGCCGAAGGCGGTGAACCGAGGGTTCGGCAGGCACTACATCATCGGTGCCGGCGGCGATGTCCTGGCCGGCCCGATGCGCAAGGAGGAGGCCGCGGCGGAGCTGGCCCGGCTTCTGGGGCAGGGAGGCTGACGATGGACGAACCGACCCCCGCCGATCTCAAGGCCCGCTTCCCGGGCTTCGCCGCCGTCGCCGACGCCGTGGTGCAGTCGGCGCTGGACGAGGCGGCGCTGCAGGCCGGCGCCGACTGGGCCGGCGGGGCCGATATCCGGCTCGGCCGGCTGCTCCTCGCCGCCCATATCCTGACCCTGGACGGGCAGGGCAGCGGCGCCGAGGCCGCAGCGGCCGCCGCCGGCGGGTTCCGCCGGATGCGCAGCGGCGCGCTGGAGCTGGAGCGCGCCGACACGGCCGATGCCGGCCCCGGCGCGCTGGGCTCGACCGGCTACGGCCGCCGCTTCCTCGAGCTGATGCGGCGCAACGTGCCGGCCGTCGCGGTGGTGTAGCGGCGAGTGGGACGTCTGGAAACCTTGGTTCTGACGTCCCACGTTTTCTGACAGCGTGTTTCCCGTATGATACAAATCCACGATCGAGCGATGTCAGGAGCGGATCATGGGCGGACCCGCGAACAAGATCGAAAAGCGCAAGAGCGATGGGGGCAAGATCGTCTACCCGGCCAAGTCGGGCAAGGCGCAGGATCTTGGTGCCCTGCGCAAGCGGGTGATGCGCATGACAAAGGACGCGCGTGCCGTCCTCGCCAAATGAGCCGATCTGGCTGACCGCCGATGATCTGATCGAGACCAACAAGGACGAAGTCTCGGAAACCGGAGAAACCCATCTTCTCCGAGACCGTCCGGTTGGGTCTGCATCTATTGATGGGCGTCGCCCAGAACCATGCCTTCGAGCAGGGGAACAAGCGTACCGCGTTGACGGCTGCGCTCATGTTCATCGAGGCCAACGGATACGCGCTGGATCTCGGCGAGGATACGACCTGGCTCGGTGAGCTGGTGCTGGCGGTGATCGAGCACAATGCCGACCTCGAGCAGCTCGAACAGGCGATCAGAGGCTGCGTCGTCGATCCTTCGTAGCCATCTCAATCACGCGTGAAACAGGGCCGCCTTCCAAGGCGGCCCTGGTCTTTCAAGGAGGGCACCATGTCCCTGCTGAACGGACCCCTGCGCGCAGCGTTCGGCGCCGCCTTTGCGCCGCTGCTGCTCGACGGCACGCTGCATGTCGCGGCCAAGGACGCGGACGGGCAGGTGATCCGGCCGCCAGTCTTCGCCGGTATCCCGGTCAAGGGCCATCGCGACGAGGTCGGCGACCGGCAGCGGGCCGATTGGAACATCCCGGACCGGGCAGCTCGGCTGATCGTGCTGCAGGCCGGTGTGACGCCGGAGCCGACGGCGGACGACGAGATCACCCTGGCCGGCGGCCGCTGGCGGATCGGCACGGTCGAGCGCGACCCGGCCGGTGCCGTCTGGATCCTGACCGGGATGCCTGCCTGATGGCCCGGGTCACTGGTACGGGCAGCCGTCTCCGCGGCCTGGTCCGGATCGGGCCGGCCATGCGGATGCAGATCGACAAGGCGTTGGCCGAAGCCGCGCGGCGCATCCAGGCCGAGGCGCGGTCTCGCCTGCGGAAGACGCCGGGCGGGGTCGAGGTCGAGGTCACAGTGTCACGACGGGGCGAACTGGCGGTGGACGTGGTCGCCGCCGGACCCGACGCCGTGGAGCTCGAATACGGCAGCGCCGGGACCGCCGCACGGCCCTTTCTGCGCCCCGCGGTCGAGGCCGTTCGCGCCGATATCGACGATCTGATCACGCGCGCCGTGCGGAAGGCGACGCAGTGAGAGACAGACCATAGCGGAGACGCAACGATGCCCTGGTTCGCCTTCACCACCGATTTCGATTTCCGCCCGGCCCGCCGCATCATCCTGGCCTATCGCGCCGGGACGACGCTGCTGATCCCGACCGCGGCGGCCGATGCCGCCGAAGCCGCCGGCGCCGGCCGGCGCACGCTGAAGCCGAAGGAGTCTGCGCATGAGCGGCCGTGACCTGTCCGGCCCGCTGCGCCAGGCCGTCGTCGCAGCCCTGCTGGCCGATCCGGGCGTGACCGCCCTGGTCGGGACGCGCGTCTACGACTATGTCGCGGCGTCGCCGACCTATCCCTTCCTGCGCTGCACCGTCGCGACGGCGACGCCCTGGGAGGCGACCGGGGCGGTCCGCGGGGCGACATCGACGGTGCAGGTCGACGCCTTCACCAAGGATTACAGCCGGGCGACGGCCGAGCAACTCGCCGCCGCGGTCGCCGCGGCGCTGGACGAGGCCGACCTCGATCTCGATGGGGCCACCCTGCTGTCGCTGCAATGGCGGCAGACCCGCCTGCTCGACGACCCGGCCGACCAGGGTGTCGCCCACGGCGTGATCGAGTTTGAAGGCATCGCTGCGCTGTAGCGCCCGGTTCATTCCGTGCCGCCCGCCGGCATGCCCCGACCCCGCCGCGTGCGGGGTTTTTCATGTGAGGAGATCTTCAAGATGGCTCAGGCCAAGACCTTCAAGTTCAGCGACGTCATGATCCTGCTCGGCGACGGGGCGACCCCGACCGAGACCTTCGCCGCGCCCTGCGGCCTGACCGAGCTGGGCATGACGATCGCCACCGATACCAATGAGAGCATCATCCCGGATTGCGAAAACCCGGACGACCCGGCCTGGAAGATCACCGACATCTCCGCGCTGCAGATGACGCTGTCCGGCCAGGGCATCCTGGATCGGAACGCGCGCAAGACCTGGGAAGACTGGGCCTTCTCCGGCGTCGAGAAGACCGTGCGCTGGATCTACGACGTTACCGCGGCAGATTTCGGCGGCTATTACCAGGCACCGGCGATCCTGACCAACTACCAGGTCACCGCCCAGCGCGGCCAGCGGGTGACGGTGCAGATCGCCGTCACCCTTAACGGCAAGCCGACCTGGACGGCAGTCGCCTGACCCGGAGAAGCAGGATGGCCACGGGAACGCAGCCTAACATCGCCGCCGAGGTGGTGCTGAACTGGGCGGACGGGGACTATCTGTTCGCCCTGAAGCTGAAGCAGATCGAGGAGCTTCAGCGACTCTGCCGGGCCGGCCTGGGCGAGATCGCGCAGCGGCTGTTCTCGGGCCGCTGGTACGCCGCCGACGTGGTCGAGACCATCCGTCTCGGCCTGATCGGCGGCGGCCTCCCGCCGGCGCGGGCGCGGGAGCTGGTCGAGACCTATGTCGATGGCCGGCCCGTCGCCGATCCGCGCGACGCCAACAACGCGCTGGCGGTTGCCCAGGCGGTGCTGGGCGCCGCTTATTTCGGCGTCGCCGAGGCCCTGGGCGAGGACAAGGCCGGCGACGGGGAGGGCGGGGATCAGCCGGGAAAAGAGGAGGCCGCGACGGAGGACGGATCGACGTCGCGGCCTTCTACGGCCAGGGACTCGCTCTCGGCCTCTCCCCCCGAGAGATCGGGGGGCTGAGCCTGGCCGAGTTCCTGATCGCCGGCCGGGCCTATGCCCGGCTGTCGGATTCGTCGCCGGCCGCGGCGCCGTCGGAGGAGGGGTTCGCGGCGATGGTGGACGCGTTGCGGGACATCGGCATGGCCGACGTCGTGGTTTAGGGTGTGAGGCGCGGCGGCGTGTGGTTCAGAGACACACGCTGTCGAACCATCCGCGTATTCCCGTCAGATGGCCCGCCTCATCCGCGTCCCAGGCCACGTTTGCCTCATCGACGCAGATGATCGACGAGATGCGATACAGGGCAGCCCGGCGTCCCGGATTGGTCTCGAAGCGATGTCGGACCAGCGCGGCGACCAACTCGCTTTCGCTCGATCCAGGTGGGTACCAACTCTCCAGGCGACTCTGAAACTCCGGCTCCGACGCCCGAGTGAAGTTCGACGACTCCTTCGCCAGTAGCGACGGATACGGCGTGAAGGCGCCGTCTCCCCAGAGAATGAGCAGGAACAGGAAAACCAGGCCGAGGAGCCCGATCAGCAGGATCCTGAGTGATAGATGGAGAATGGCGAACACGATCTTGTTCACCGCTTTCCGCGTTCTTCCGACGGGGCCGTCGCGCCCGCCCGGGACGCTCAGGGATCGTCCGGTGTCGAAGGGCGATTGCCAGTCGAAACCCATGTCAAATGCCGCGGCCTCGTCCGCCTGAAGCCGACAGCGTCCTGCGGTCGATGTCCCGGCGGAACTCATCGATGTTGTCCCAGGTCCATAGGGTTCCGTCCAGAGTCGCCTCGACCGACCCGTCGGTGAAGACCGAATAGCCGATAGGCCCATAGCTGTTGCGAGAGGCGAATGCACGGGGCGCCCCGATGACGACGGGCGTTGATCGCCACGGCTTTGCCCCAGACGGCTGGGGTAGCGCGAATTCGTGACCGCAGTGGCGGCAGACCAGGGCCGCTGCCGAGACCGTTTCGACGCAGCGCGGGCAGGTCTTGACGGGACCCCGCGGCAGCCGTTTGAGCGCAAACAGGATGATCAGAGGAAAGAAGCCGAACAGAAAGCCGAGGATGAACCAGCCGACAACATTTCTGCCTCGGATATACGCCACGATGGCAGTGACCAGGGCGAAACAGAACAGGATGAAGAGCCGTTCAGCGGACACGGTCGTTTCCCTCAATATCGAATCCAATCAGCGCCGGTAAGGCTTCCAATATCTCTTCCAAACTGCTGCCGCGGGTCACGGCAGACCGCCCTTGTCGCCCTGGCGGCTGGATAGCGACATCACGTCTCGGTCCAGAGGACCGTGCCGGCTCAGCCAGCAACCGAAAGCAACCGGCGAGCGCCCGTGAGGCGTCCTGGTCTCCAACCTTCCGACGGAACAATTCCAGAACTCCAGCCGAGAGTCCAGACCCACGATCTGGCTGAAGGAGGCTTCATGGCCATCAAGACGGATGGGATCACCGTCGAACTCAGGGCGAACACTGTACCGTTGGAGCGAGGCCTGGCAACTGCCGGCGCCGCGACGGAACGCGCTGAAAGACGCATGACGCAAGCGGCTCGGAACGGCGCCGACATACGGGCGCAGCAAGCCGGCAAGGCGGCTGCGAAAATGCAGGCCGTTTACACTGGAGCAATGCCCCGTGACGGGATGCAGGGCCTGGGGACTCAACTGCTGAAAGCCCAGTCGGTGGCCGAAGCCCGGCGACTGTTCAGCGTCGAGGATCTGTCACCTGCGCGCATCCGGTCGGATCCGCGGTCTCGGATCCAGGTAGCCAGCGCTTTAGACTGGGTGAAGGACGGGATAGGTTTCGTCGCCGATTTGACCTCCCTCTCAGATTTCTTTCCCAGCAGTTCCAATCCGGCGCAAAGCGCCCTCACCCGAGAGGCGGTGGCGCAGCGGCTCGGACACTCGATCCCGGAGACCGAAGAACGTGCTACGGCCATGTCGCCTAGTGAAGCGACACTGGAAAGGGATCGGGTGGACAGCGCCATTCTGACGGAACGCGGCAAATATCAGAATGAGATTAGAGATCTATTTTCGGATCTTGGTTGGCAGTTGCCTCTCTATCGAGATTTGCTGAACAAGCAGAATGAACAGGTCCAATTCAGAAAAAACATGTTTGGAGAAAATCAGGAGCAGATTTATGGTAATGACGAAGATCTAAAGCGTATTGAATACACAAAAGATGTTGTGGCATTCTTTGACGAGAATGCCGGTAAAGATTTGGCGGATATCGACTTTGTTGATCTGTATTCCAAGATCGGGAGAGCGCCAGGCGACACCGGTCTTCCGATCTATGCGGCGGCGGACAAGCAAAGAGATTTTCGAGAGTGGTTGGGCTTGGTCCAAGGGCAGAGGGCCGTGCTTGCCGCCCGTCTGGCGAACGGAACACAGATACCCGGCGACACGGGAGGAGAGACGACGGAGACAGTACAGCCGACAATCGCGCCGACCACCCCCGCCAGGGACAAGAGCGACTACACCATCGTCCCGACCCCTCGCCCCGATCGCGCGACCGGGGGCGCGGTGCGTCGTCCTTCGGCCGGCGAGATCGAACCGGTTGGCCGTTCCTCCTTGTTCCTGTCCGACCAGGAGAAATTCGCCGGCTTGCTGGAAGCGGCCGTGCCTCTGATCGCCACTTATAGGGCCGAGCTGGAGGCGCTGACCGTCCAGGAGGCTGTGCACGACGCACAGCTGAAAGCTGGCATCATCACGCAGGCGGAGCACACGAAGGCCCAAGACGAGGCCAAGACGCGACAGAAGGAGGTGGCTGAAGCCATCACCGCCGTCGGCGACGTCTTCACCAACGGCATCAAAGGGGCCAAGGATTTCAACGACGCGCTGGACAGCATCGGGCTCGGCCTGCTGGACCTCGCAGGCAAGGGGCTGTTCGGGCAGGGCGCGCTCGGCGGCGTGTTCAATCAGCTCTTCGGCGTGGATAGTGGCGGGGCCGGGCTGCTGAGCTGGCTCGCCGGGCCGTCCGATGCTTCATCAGGCGGTTCAGCCGGCGGCGTGGTGTGGGGCGGGATCGGAAGCCTTTTCGGAAGTCTCTTCGGGGGACTGTTCGGTGGCAGCCGCGCCGGCGGCGGCCAGGTGCTTCCCGGAAAGCTCTACCAAGTCGGCGAGACCGGCCGGGAATGGTTCGCCCCGTCGGTGCCGGGCCAGGTGATCCCGAACCACGTCGTCAAGGCGGCGGCCGGGAGCGGCGGCGGATCGAGCCAGCCGATCACCTTCAACATCTCCATGGCCGGCGCCAATGGCGACCGCACCATCGCCGAGATCGCCGCGGCGGCGGTCAAGCGGGGCCTGACCAGCGTGCCCGAGATCAACCGCCAGCACCGGATCCGCTTCGCATGAGCACGCCCATGATCATCTATGACTGGCCGGCGGTCCTGGTCGCCAATGCCGAGACCTTCCGGATTGACGCGCGCACCCGCTCCGGCGGCGAGACCATCTCCGGCCGCGAGCAGGTCGTCACATCGAATCTCGGCCGCTGGGTGGCGCAGCTGACCGTGCCGCTGCGCACGCCGGCCGTGTTGGGCCCCGCGACTGCCGCGACGGCAAACTGATCCCGGTGGTTGGCAATATTCCCTATAGCGACCGGTCGCTATGCAGCGACGGCACTGGTTCAGGCAGGGTGGTATCGCGCCGAAGATGGCGGCGCCAACGGCGGCCGGTGCCGCGACGATCCGGATCGTCAACGGATCGACCGTGCTGCCAGTGCTCGAAGCAGCTCCCTCGGCCTCTCGCCGCTCGACATCGGCCGCATGAGCCTGGCCGAGTTCCTGCTGGTCGGCCGGGCCTATGCCAGGACCGTGGATCCCGCCGGTGCCCCGGCCGCGGCGTCGCCGACCGATGACGCCTTCGACGTGATGCTGGCGATGGCCCGGGAGACCGGGTTTCTGGCGGGATGAGGGCCGAGGCCGTTCAGTGTCGGCAGATCGCCTCCACTGCGTCGGCGGCGGCGGAGATCTGCGCGATCCGCTCATCCGAGCCTTTGTCGAGGGCCTCTTTCACCGCGCGGAACCGGCCGGCGATCGTCTCGAGCGAGGCCTTCAACTCCGGGCTCACCGTTTTCGCAATGGCGAGCTGCAGGATCAGGGCGGCAACCTGGGCCTCGTGCAAACTCAGTGCCTTGATCTGTTCGAGGGAGGCGATCTGCCCGGTGATGCCGGCGTTAAGCCCGAGGGAGAGCGCCTGGCACTGCTGCGGGGTCTGCCCGGCGGCCGGCAGAGAGACGGCCGCCGCCAGCAGCATCGCGAGCATAGCCACTCGGCGTCGTTGAAAGTTGTGCATTCATAAATTCATCCCCCCAAAATAGAAAAGAACTGTCTCACATTCCCGCCCGCGGGTCGAGGCCTCTCCCGGCTGGTCGGAATCGGTCGCCTCGACGGCTGACACGGTGCGCCGACCTTTAAATCCTATCCAGCGTCCCACACGTCCCGGCCGGATGTCGAGCCGGGTCCAGCTTCGAGGTGTCCATGGCCGTCACCGCCGACCAGATCACCGTCGAAATCACGGCGGTGTACGACCAGTACGAGCGGACGATGGTCCAGGTCGCCGCCGTCACCAGCCGCAACATGGCGGCGGTCTCACCAATGCCCGAGATCAACCGCCAGCACCGGATCCGCTTCGCATGAGCACGCCGATGATCATCTACGACTGGCCGGCGATCCTGATCGCCAATGCCGAGACCTTCCGGATCGACGCGCGCACCCGTTCCGGCGGTGAGACCATCTCCGGCCGCGAGCAGGTCGTGACATCGAATCTCGGCCGCTGGGTGGCGCAACTGACCGTGCCACTACACACGCCGGCCAAGATCCGGGCCATGCGGTCGCTGCTGGCCCGCCTCGACGGCCGGACCAACGCGGTCCGCGTCGGGCCCTGCGACTGCCGCAACGGCAACCGGCTGATTCCGGTGGTGGACGACATCCCCTACAGCGATCGGTCGCTGCACAGCGACGGCTCCGGTTTCAGGCAGGGCGGCGCCGCGCCGACCTTGGCGGAGCCGGCCGCGGCCGGCGCCACGACGATCCGGATCGTCAACGGATCGACCGTGCTGCCGGTGCTGGAAGGCAGCTTTCTCGGCCTTGGCGGCCATCTCCATGTCGTCGTCGGCGTCGACCCGGAACCGAACGAGGAGACGGTGCTCGACATCCGGCCGAAACTGCGCGCCGGCGCCGCCGAGGGGGCTACGGTCGAATGGTGCCGTGCCCGGGCGCCGATGCGGCTGTCGACCGACGACAGCGGGGCCTTCGAGCTGCAGCTCGCTCGCACCGGCACGGCGACGCTGGACCTCGTGGAGGTGTGGTGACATGGCCTTCTTCCCGACCCCTCCGCCGCCGCTCGAGGATCCGGTCCGCGCCCAGGCGCGGGGCCAGCATGTGGTCTGCGCCCTGTTCGTGACCTTCGCCTTCAGTGGCGGCACCCTGCAAGTGTGGGAGGGCGACGGCCCGATCTGGCGCGGCGGCGTCGACTGGATCGGCATGGGGCAACGGGTCGACGGCAGCGGCAATCCGCTGCAGTCGATCGACGGGCTGGAGCAGGCGGCCAACGGCACGGCGCCGCAGCTCAGCCTGACGCTGAACGGCGTCGACTCCACCGTCGTAGCGGCGGCCAAGAGCACGGACCCGGACAAGATCGAAGGACGCGACCTGACGGTGCAGATCGGGTTCTACGACGCCACCATCCCGGGGGGACTGGTGCCGCTCGGAGAACTTCTCACGCTCGGCATCTGGACCATGCAGAAGCCCAGCTTCACCGCGACCGGCCCGACGCTGCGGACCATCAGGCTGCCCTGCGAGACGCTGTTCGCGCAGCGGAGCCGGGCGCCGTTCGGGCTGCTGACCGACCGGGACCAGCAGCGCCGATTCCCAGGCGACCTCGGCTGCCAGTTTCCGCCGAAGCTCGTCGACCGCGACGTGGCGTGGCCGCGTCACTGACTCAGGAGACACCTATGCAGTTCGATGAATTATGCGCTCTCGTCGGCGCGCTGCGGACCCGTGTTGCCGAACTGGAGGCCAAGGAGGAAGCGCGGGCCGAGCGCGAGGCGAAGACCGTCGCGACCGGCAGCGGCCTGCCCGTCAACCCGCGCAGCCCCAGCGGCGGCAGGCCGATCAGCGTGGCGGATCGAAATCGGCTCTCCTGATGTCCTCGCTTCTCGCCGATCTCGCCGTCCACCAACGTGTCGGCAACACGACGCCGTTCGTGCTCGGCAGGATGGATTGCAGCCTCTGGGCGGCGGACTGGGTGCTGCAGCGGACCGGAATTGATCCGGCGGCCAGTTGGCGTGGCGCCTATCGCACCGAGCGCGAATACGTGCGGCTGCTGCTGGCCGAAGGCGGCCTGGTCCGTGTCGCCGCGAGCGCCATGAGGCGCATCGGTGCAAGGCTTGTCGCGCCGCCGGACGCCCGGGCCGGCGACATCGGCATCATCGTCACCGGGAGGGGCCCGGCGCTGGCGATCCGCGGGCAGCTCGCCTGGATGGCCAAGACCGGCGACCAGTTATCGACCACGCCGCACGCTTCGTTCGCCTGGAGGTTCTGATGCCGGCTGCACTTCCTCTCGCGATCGGTGCGGGCAGCGCCTTCGTCGGGGCCGCCGGCGCGGCAGCCGGCGCGGCCGGTGCGGCCGGCTTCCTCGGCCTGACCGTGACCGGGTGGACGGCCATCGGCGTCGGCCTGTCGATCGCCGGGACGCTGGCGCAGACGCTGCTGGCCCAGACGCCGGACAAGCCGAAGATGCAGGACGGCGATGTCAGCGTCAAACAGGCCATCCCGCCGCGGACGCGTCTGTACGGCCGCCAGCGCCTGGGCGGCGTGTTCCTCTACTACGACAGCACGCCGGACGGCGATCTGAAGACGTTGATCTGCCATGCCGCGCATGAGTGCGACGCGCTGGAAGAGCATTGGCTGAACGACGAGCGGGTGCAGGTCGATGACGGCGTGGTCACCGATGACCCATGGGGCAAGTTCGAGGTTGTCACGATCGTGCATTGGCCCGGCGCGCCGGACCAGAGCATCACCGACATCGACGACGATTTCTGGACGACGGATCACCGTGGCCGCGGCCTGTGCTGCACCTATGTGAAGTATGCCGACCTCAAGGACGAGGATCAGATCAAAGTCTTCCCGTCCGGGCCGCCGCCGTACCGGACGGTGCTGCGGGGCGCCAAGGTCTTCGACCCGCGCGCGGCGGGGACCGGTCCTGCAGACCAGGACATCGACGACGAGGCGACCTGGACCTGGTCGGACAATGCGGCGCTGGTGGTCCTGGACTACATGACGCGCCTGGAGCGGGGCGTTCCGGTCGGCTTCGGCATCGCGCTCGACCGGATCGACCTGGACAGCTTCGCGGCCGCCGCCGACATCTGCGACCAGGAGATTCCGCTGAAGGCAGGCGGCACCGAGAAGCGCTGGCGGGCCTGGGGCGCCTATGAGCTGACCGAGGACCGCAAGGCAGTGCTGCAGGATCTGCTGGACGCGTGCGGCGGCCGGATCATCCAGGGACCGGACGGCAGGCTGGGCCTGACGGTCGGCGCGCCGGGGCCGACCGCCGCGGTCACGCTGACCGAGGACCATATCCTCGAATGGGACCTGAACCAGGGCAAGCCCGCGATCGAGCGCATCAACGAGGTGCGGGCGACCTATGTCAGCCAGGCCTGGGAATGGACGGAGACCGAGGCCGGCATCCAGCTCGACCAGGCGGCGATCGACCGCAACGGCGTCGAGAGCAGCCAGGTCAAGCTGCGCTTCGTCCCGTCCGAGAGCCAGGCCCAGCGCGTCGCCAGGGAGGTCCTGAGGCGCGGCAATCCCTCGCATACCGGCCGCATCCGGACGATGCTGGCCGGGCTCGATGCCTGGGGCGAGCGGTGGATCCGGCTGCAGATCGCCGAGCTCGACATCGACGCGCTGTTCGAGATCACCAGCATGAGCCTCAACCAGGCCGACATGACGGTGAGCCTGGAGGTGACCAGCTACGACGCCTGGTGGGAGTGGACCGCGGCGACCGATGAGCAGGACCCCGCCATCCCGCCGCCGAACAGCGACGACGATGCCGAGGTGCCGGTACCGGAAAACGTCACGGTCGCCATCGCGCATCGCCTCTACAACACGCAGACGCCCGTCGCGGTCGGCGTCGTCACCTGGGACCCGCCGCCGCGGTCGGTCTATGTGGCGAAGGCCCGCTATCGGCCGGTGACCGATCCTGCTGCTCCCTGGCAGCCGCTGCCGGTGGCGCAGGACGACAATCAGGTCGAGACCTTCCCGCTGGAGGACGGCACGGCCTATGAGGCGCAGGTGCGGTTCATCGGGCCACGGGGATCGGGCAGCGACTGGTCGGCGCCGCCCGCGACCTTCACCGCGGTGGCCGATCCGGTGGCGCCGGCATCCCCGATCAGCCTGACCGCGCAGGCGAATGTGCCGGCTACGGGGCAGGTGACCGTCTCCGCCAAGGCGCCGAACGATCCGCGGCACCTGTCGCTGCGCTTCTTCCGGAACGGCAGCAACAGCTTCGCCGGGGCGACGCTGATCGACGGGCCGCTGTATTGCGCGCCGCTGTCGACCCAGACCCATGTCGATACGCCCCCGGCGGCCGGCGACTGGTACTATTTTGCCACGTCGTCGAACTGGAGCAACGTCGAGAGCGCGCCGCTTGGCGGCGTCCTGGCGGAGGTGTCGCCGGCGGCGCCGGCGATCACCAGCCCGGCCGGGCCGATCAGCAGCTACGACAAGCGGCCCGCGGTGGCCGGCAACGGCGCCACGGCCGGAGCATCGATCAAGCTCTACGCCAATGCGGTGCAGGTCGGCACCGCCACGGCCGCCGGCGACGGCAGCTGGACGGTGACGCCCTCGACCGATCTCGGCATCGGCGCCAACGCCATGACGGCGAAGCAGACCGTCGGCGGCAACGAGAGCGTGGCTTCAGGCTCGGTGGCGATCACCGTCGTCGCGATCGACGCCGACGCCTGGGCGATCATCACGGCCATGACGAACCGGCCGGACTTCGTGCGCCAGTCCCTGATCAAGACCCTGGTCGATGCGCTGAAGTCGGCCGCCGTCTGGACCAGGATCGACCGGCTGTTCGTCCTGGCGGCGCATGACAGCCAGGCGTCGCTGCTGGAGTGGAAGAGTCACGCGACGGGGCTGACGGCGACCACCGTCACCACGGCGCCGACCTTCACCGCGGATCGCGGCTGGCAGGGCGGAGGCGCCGGCGCGACGGCGGGCGGCTATCTCGCCGGGACGTTCAGCGCCACCGTCGGATCCAACCAGTTCCTCCAGGACAGCTCGCATCTTGCGGTCTGGACCAACCTGGCATCCAGCGGCAGCGTGCAGGGCACCTATCGCGAGGCTGGCGGAGGGCAGGCGCTGATCGCGTGCAGGAACCCGACGGCGGTGCTGTGGTGCATGTCCAATGCGGCCGCCGCCGACATTCCGGCCCAGACCGGCGCCGGCACCGGTTTCTACGCCTGGAGCCGTCAGGCTTCGGCCGGCTACACCGCCTATCAGGACGCCAATTCAATGCCGGTGACCCGCGCGTCCGCGGCGTTGGCCTCCGGCGCCTTTCATGTGCTGCGCGGCGGTTCGGGCTTTTCGAATGCCAGGGTCTCCGCCGCCTGCTGGGGCGGCGGCCTGAGCGGTGCCGAGGTCGCCGCGCTGCGCACCGCCTTGAACGGCTACATGGTCGGCGTCGGCGCCGCTTGATCCCGCCGCCACGGCGGTTCTACCCGATAACCTGATGGAGCGATGCCGCCATGGCCACGCCGAATGTTGACGAGATCTGGGCGGACTACAACCCCGACGGCTCGGTCCACGAGCCGAACAAGGTGGACGTCCGCCGCTGGGGCCGGTTCCTCGAGGCCATCGCCACGGCCGCAGGCATGAAGACCTATCCCAACAAGGGGGTCATGGATGCCGACCTGACGCAGGAGGACGGCACGCCCGCGCTGCTGTGGTCCGATCCGACCGCGGCCAACAATTTTCCGACCGTCTGGGTGTTCAACGACTCCCTGAATCAGTGGATCGCGGGCGTAGACCGAATCTCATCCATTGAAACGCGGATCGACGTTACCAACGGCGACATCGACGACATCAAGACCGGTGTGCCTGGCCTGCCTGCTCGAGCCAACTTCAAGGCGAAAACCGGTTACGGGCAGACCTGGACGACAATCTCGAATCCGGCCACGCGCTGGACTATCACCGCGACGGAAGCTTCCTATAAGATCGACACGACCGGGGCACTGCCGCAGGTATGGCCGGTCGGGGTAAAGATGCCTTATGACCTGGTCCCAGGAGACACAATCGAGGCTGAGTTCAAACTCACCGCCGGCACGATCGGCGGGGACGGTGGGCCGTTCATCGGCACCGACACCGCAACTTCGGGCGATATCTCAACCGGAGCAATCCTATATCACTGGCGCAATCCTGCGGCCGGCGCCGGAATCTACGGCCAGAACTACCAAGGCGTCGGCGGCATCGTCTCAGGCTATGCCACCGTTCCGCAAGCAGGCACGGATGCGCAGCCCGCGCCGTTTGCCGTCAACGATGTTTTGAAAATCAAGGCGCAGGTGCTCTCGAACCGGAGCCTGAACCTGGAGATGTTTGTCAACGGCATCTCCAAGGTCAAGGTGTCGGCGCCCGGCGTGCTGCCGATTGGCCGTGTCGTTGTCGGCATCGTTACGCCGGTCAGTGCTTCAGCGACGCTCATCAGCGTGAAGCGGATCGGTTTCAACGGCACGGTTGTGCACGTCGACAGCGGCGCCGCGATCAGCGGCAACGGCATGCTGTCGGCGCCAGTCAAGACCTGGGACGAGGCGGTCGCCATCGCCCTCGCCAACCGGCTGTCGACACTCGATGTGAGGATCCTGTCGGCCGAGTTGCGCGCCGCGATCGTAGCGGATGACAAGGTGTTCGCCCGGTACAGGATCCGGGGCCGGGGTGGGTCACAGACCAAGATCATCAGCGCTGAGCACACTCCCGCCGACTGGACCCTGCTCGGCGGCACGACCAAGGTCTATTTCCGACCTAACAAAAACGCGGCCGGCAACGCCAACACAGCCAATTCGGGCGGGATTTACTTGATCGGCGTGGCCATGAACCCTAGGCCCTGGTACAGCCTGCCTGACAGCATCTTGCCATATAGGGGTGTTGCTCCCGCAACTCTTGAGACCGAGACTGCGGGCGGGCGGCGCGTCTCCGGGGGAAACCTCTACGTCCGCATCCCCGACAGTCTGGGAACCGTGCCAGCCGCAACGCCGATGGAAGTCAACATCAGCGAAGCCACGCTATACTGCATCGGCGCGCCGCAGATCGAGTGCGAGAACGTCGTGTTCAGCCGGGGCGGCATCTACAACGTCTATCTCGACCGGGCAACCGCGGTATTCCGTCATTGCGGCTTCGAATGGGCCGAGGTGAATGGGACCGAGGACGCTGCGGGCAACGCTTACTATCAGGACTGCTGGTGGGACGCGGCTCAGAACGACCTGGCAGCGCGCACGTTCCCGGCCGGCTATGCCGAAACCCTCTTGGCGCCGCCGGTATCTGTCTATGATCATCCAAAGATGAAACGGAGCATCAACGGGGATGCCATTTCCAATCATGCATCGAGCGTGGGCCTGCGGGCCAAGATGATCGTGATCAACCCAGACATAGTCGACTGCGGGAAGGACGGAATTGTCCCCGCGAGCTGCGACTTCAAAATCATTGGTGGTAAGATTGCCAGGTGCGCCAACGCCCAAATCGAAGTCATTGGCGGTGCCAATGCTCCTGCCGAGATCGCGATGTTTGCAGCCGGTACGGTCGAGGGCACCGACCTAGACCCCGGCGGCGTCGGCCTCTACGGCTATCTGTCGGGGGGCTATGCGGGCGGCAAGGCAATTGTCGAAATAAAGGGCGTCCACATCGGCACACCAGTCAATGGCGAGCTTTGGGGTGGCGTGAATCCCGTCTCTGGCCGCACGTCAATTCCCGCAGACTTCACAACCACGTATGTCGAGTGCACCACTGAGCGCCCGAGCGGTACCAGGGTCATCAACGACAATGGTGTAGTGACCTTCACCAAACGAGACGCTTTCAATCTTTGATCTATAGCAGCTTTTGATCTAGCGCAGCCGGAACACGACCAGGAGATCGCCCGCCTCCTCAGGCGCGAAATCCTGGTCGTCGACCTTGGCATAGATCCGGTCGACGCGATCCCCGAACAGGTCCAGAATCGCCTGAGCGGTGGGCAGGCGCGTGGCCGAGCCGACGATGTATCCGGTCTTCTCCGCGGCGACCTGCTCCGGCGACTTCCGGCCCCACTCGATTCCAATGGCAATGACAGCGCCCGGCTTGGCCACCCGGGCGATCTCCGCTGCGGCGACGTCCTTTCTGTCGGAATAGGAGATCACCCAGCCAACGATGATCACGTCGAAGGTGTTAGTTGAGAACGGCATCTCGTGCATGTCGCCGAGTTGGATGGTCGGCGAGTAGCTGATCAGATCGATCGCCGAAATGTTGCGGCGCCGGAAGCCATGCGCCACAAGATTGAAGATCTCACCCTCGGTCCGGGGGCCGATGGTCAGAACCTTCTGGTCGGCGAGACTGAGCCGCCGTGCAGCCGCCCACATCGAGATTGGATAGATGAGCCGGAGCGATCGCTCGACGTGCAGGTCCAGCATGCCCCGCAGGTTGTGTTTGATGGTGCTCGCAGCGACGCCGTCGGTGCCCGAAACTGTCCGAAGTCGCCGCAGGATCAGCACGAACCAAACGTAGCGCACTGCGCTGACAATAAAGCGCACCATCTTTGTGCGGAGCAGTTCGCGTGGAAAGTCGCTAACGATCGGCCATAGCCAATTTACCAAAGCACGGCGCAGGGACCGGCGGTGCTTAGTGGTCGAGCCATCCGCCGTCTCTGTGTCGTTGATCATTCCAATGGCCCTGTGAAATCGACGGCACCCTGTTGCGCTCGAGCGCTTATGTCAAGGCGATGCCTGGCCGCTGATCTTCTTCTCGACCGCCCGCATGCATGTCTGTCGCGCCTCTCTCGCAGCAAGCGACTCAGCAATACGATGCCCAGCCGCGTTCATTGACCGCTCGACCAAACTGAAGATGACCCAAGCCAGGGCGACAGCGCTAAGAATTGAGAGCAGCACTGCGATCCAGGGCGAGGGCTCCACGCCAACGAATGCGAAAGCCATTTCGACGACTTCCCTGGCATGAACGTGGAAAAGGTAGAGGCTATAGCTGATAGTGCCCAGCAAGACCGGAAGGCGGCCGGAGATGCGGATCGCGGTCGTCAACGTGACGAAGATCGCGATGGCCGCCAGATAGGAGACCGCATACCTGACCCAATTCTCCTCCAGGCCGAGGTCCACGGAGTAACCCAGGAGGCTAACGACAGGAATGGCCGCGGCGTAAAGCGGGAGCATCCAGATCGCGTAGCGGAGGTGGGCCTCGGAGCGGTTCACAGTCGCCTCGCGCCATAGAGTTCCCCAGAACATGATCGAGAGCGAAAGGGGGATGGCTACAGGAATCTTGCGTTCCAGATAATAGCGGGCGATGGCGAACACGACCGCGGCTCCCAGCCAAGTGAGGCTCGCCCAGAGCGTAAAGCGGGGAGCACGCAACAGACCGGCGGCAAAGACTGCCGCGCACAAGATGTAGAAGATTAGCTCGATGAACAGGGTCCAGTAGACGCCAATGACGTTGGGTTGCCCGAGCGCGGTCTGAGCCATCGTTACATTGGCCAGTATGGTGGCGGGCGACGGCAGAGATGCACCGGCCATTGCCATGAGCGCGAGATATCCAACCAACGAAAGCCAGTAGGCCGGGTACAGCCGGAAAAGTCGAGAGATCGCGAACCGCCGCAGCGTAGCGGGTCCCTTGGAAAAGCTGAATGGGATCACGAAACCGCTGATCGCGAAGAACACCACCACGCCGACTTTCCCAGGATCGATGACGTCATAGATCAGCGCCCTGACCGAGCCTGTCGCGATCGGCTGGATGTTGTGCATCAGCACCACCATCAGGGCCGCGATGCCTCGGAGAGAATCGATATAGGCGAGGCGGTTTGGCTTTGAGCCGGCCGTCATGGTTTAGCCCCTTGTGCGCTCCAGACAGGCCTTTTGTTGGGTCTTGATCGAAGCATCGTCACTCCGATCCAAAAGCCTATGAACGCAAGATTGAAAAAAATGCCGTACGCTGCAAGAAATGTATTTACTATAATTGCAGCAGATACCTGCATCACGAAGGTAATATATAATGGAAGAGCAGCGATGTCGCCTTGCAAAACCCGCTTTCTAGTGAATGAAATGAAGCCGCCAAGCAGAAGGCAGAAGATCGGCGTCAATGGTCCATAGTCAACATAAAAGGGACCGAACATCGTAGTGTACGTCCCAACACGTGGTGTAGAAAATACCAAAACATTCGCGTCGTATGTGACGCCCCACAGAGTGGCTGCGAGTCTTGGAAAAAATGAGAACCCATACAGACCCCATTGTTCGCCTTTGGTATAATGTTCAGTCAGGTAAATAAATTCTGGAACTCCATGCAATACATATTGCGCAAAAGTTGTTGCTATAAATGCGCTATCATTTTGCCAGTTCGGCAACGTTGACACGAAGTGGTAGTAATCGTTAGTGACCGGCACCAAGTGTGTGAAAGCGGAAAATTTGATGACACCTTCTACTTTCAGGCCGATCTCTGTGAGGCGGGCAATGAAAAGGAGGCCTCCGACATAAATGAGGCCAACAAATCCAAGAATGATAGCCGCCACGGCCAGCTTGGATGTTCGGCGAAAAATGATCAGGCGAGCGATCGCCAGCATGCCAATGCTCATGAACATACTCGACCGAGAGCCGATAACGATCGTGAGAAGTGGCCACAAAAGCGCGAGCCCAATGCCAGTCCACGTCCTGCCGACCTGCAATCCATTTCGCCGAGCGACTGCGTAGAGCATATACGGGACAACAGTGAATGGAACCAACAAGGTCGACGCCATCGAGAACGCATTGGATCCGGCGCTCTCGATCTTCTCACGGTTTTCCATGAACCCGGTGTCGATCGTGAGGCCGCGCAGGAAGACCCAGTCGGCCACTCGAAGGATAATGCCGAGAGTGCCAAGAACGAACGCCACCCGATACAGCAACCGGAGGTGCCGGTGCTCGTCGTCCCGATCAACCGCTGGCGTCGGAAGCGATTTGGATTCGAACAGCACCAAGCCTCCGAGAAGCGCCGCCAGACAGGATCCGAGCAAAAGGTAGGGGGCATTCGTCGCTGAGGCGTACATCTCGACCGGCGCAAGCCAGTAAATGGCCAGCCAAGCCAGGCACATCCACAGCAGCACGCTAGCGGGCGTCAATGCGCGAGGGTTGATCAGGCTGTACTCGGCAAGCCGGGTCATGTGCAATTCGCCATGGTGAATCTGGCCGATCTTGGCCGCTCCCGGCGGTGAACGCCAGTGCCTTCGCCCGCCTCCAGCGGGCTTTTTGATGCCCGCCCCTCGGCGGGCCGCCCAATCAGGAGACCGTCATGGCGGACCCCAGCCTGCCTGAACCCGGGCCGTATGCGATTCTGATGACTCTGATCGGGCCGATGGTGTCTGCCGGCGTCGGCGTCCTGATGCGCCACGCCCAGCGGGCCGCGACCGGCAAGCCGTTCTCGATCCGACGGCTATCCTTCGAACTGCCGTCGGTGATCGGGCTCGGGATCATGGGAGGCGCTCTCGGTGACTGGCTCGGAGCGGCCGAGACAGTGCGCTGGGGCCTGGCGGCGACGCTGGGCTACCTCGGCCCCCAGGTGGTCGAGGTCGTCTTCTATCGCTGGATTGCCCGGCAGGATCCGACCTGAAGATCTATTTCGGCGGCTGGCCTTGAAACACGATGCCGCCCTGTGGGCCCACGGTGCCGCCGAGATCCTTCACCAGGGGTTCGGCGGCCCGGTCGAGCACGCTGGGCTGCTTGGGTTTCGGCAGGGGAGCCGGCCCCCGCTCACCGGAGCATGCGGATAGCGCGGCCAGCAGCACGGCGACCACGATCCTCGACAGCATGTTCATGTCCGCTCCCCTTCGATGTTTCGCCGACCCCGACACCGCCACGGTGCAGCGGCAGCGACAATCCTTCAACCCGTCCCGCCTCGATCGGGCTTTTTCAATCCAGGAGATCGCTATGGCTGGACCGACCCGCGGCGAGCGGAATCTGAACCCTGGGAACATCGAGCGGAGCTCGGCCAACAAGTGGCAGGGCCGACTCTCCGACGCCGACTACCGCAATACCACCGAATACCGGCGGAACGGCGCTCGCTTCGAGGTGTTCTCGGCCGTCGAATGGGGCATCCGAGCCCTGGCCGTGCTGTTGATCGCGTATCAGGACCGGCACGGTCTGCGGACCATCAGCGGCATCATCAATCGCTGGGCGCCGGGCCATGAGAACGACACCGGCGCCTATGTCGGCCATGTCGCGAAGCTGACCGGATTCGCACCCTCCGCCCTCCTGGACCTGCACAGCTATGCCGATCTCGCCCCGCTGGTCAGAGCGATCGTCACGCATGAGAACGGCCGCTGCATCTACAGTCAGGCGACCATCGACGACGGGCTGTTCCGCGCCGGGGTGAAGCCGCCGGGCATGGTCTTGTCCAGCCGCGCTGCAAGCGTGGCCAAGACGGCGGCTGTCGCCGGCGGCGGCGGCATCGCGCTGGTCGGCGCCGTCACCGACGGGCTGCAGACGGCGGCGCCGGCGATCCCGATCATCCGCGAGATCGCCGCGCTGCCCTGGTGGTTGCTACTGGCCGGCGGCGCGACGGCCGCGATCGCCATCATCGTCTGGCTGGCGCTGAGGCGAAAATGA